CTTCGTTTACTTTAATTTTTCCAACAGTCACAGTTCTTTGTGTGAAAGTTGTTGAACCTGAAGCAGTAAATCCGCAGCTTCCGCCTGCCTGAAATATTGCGTCTGTGTCCATAATGTTAATAGTTTCAGCGCTTTTTACGCCAACCATAACATTTCCTGCACTCTTAATCAAGTTTGCAGTCTTTGCGCCTAATACTGAAGACGTCACTAATTGTGCTGCGTTTTGTTCAGTATATGCGGCTAATGCTGATACATCAAATGCCATTGTTATTAATTTTTAGTGTTTAAAATTGCGTTTCTATATTTTTCCAATCTTTGTTCTTTAATATCATTTGTTTTTATAAATGAATTAAAAGAATTTGGCTTTGAAATTGGGTCTGCGCTTGGTGTACTTGAAAGTGCTTCAATTAATTCAGCTACCTGTGCAAATCCTTGCTTAACCTTATTTTCCAAATCCAAAACCTTTGCGTCTGAAACTTCTTTTGCTGCTTTTATTTCAGCAATTTGCGCTTCAAATGCTTCGGTCATTTCTTGCATTTTTTTGTCTGCTTCCTTACCCATATCTTCAGGTGCAGGTGCAGCTTCTTCTTCGCTTGTAACGTCTTCTTCTTTTGAAGAAAGTTCAATGATAATACCGTTTTCATCTAATTGCATTACAGTTCCGTCAACCAATTGGTGTTCGCCTGCGGGTGCAGGTGTACCGTCAGGCATTGTAACAGAACCGCCAATTTCCAAAGATGAAATTTCAATCTTAGTTCCGTCCATTAAAGAATATTCAGCCATTTCAACCTTTGTTTCTTCAACAATCGGTGTTTCTTCAGCTTTCACTTCTTCAACAGGTGCAGCCGTGTTTTCTTCAAACAAAGCTTTGATTTTTAAAATCGCTTCCTGTGCGTTCATACTTTTTTTATTATATAGTTAAAAAATAAAATGTTTATCACTTAACCTGTGACAATATTTTTTTAATTTCGTCAACCATTGAAGAAACCTTGTTTACTTCCTTTGGTTTGTAATTAAATAACCCTTCAACACTAAAACCCATTATTTCGCCATTCTTTACCTTTTGCCAAGCTTCTTCGTTGTCAACTATCATTGAACCAAACCAAGAACCAACAGGCGCATCTTCAAATCCTTTCATTGGCATAATGCCACGTGAAGGGTCAGAAATAAAGCTTTCAAATAAAGTAACACCTTCAAATTGTGCGCTTGAATTGTGCATTAAGTTCACATTGCTTTGGAATCCTTTTTTGAAAAACTTTTGTACAATTTTGAGAATAGTATCGCGAGTAAAAGCAACGTAGTAATCACCGTAAGTAGCGTCAGAACGAAAAATTGGCGTGTCAGCCAACATAATAGCGCCTGAAATAATGCGACGGTCTTCATTAACAATTTCAAATTTCTGTGTTTTATTAAATGCGTTCCAATTCTTTTGTATTGCAGGACGGTCAACCAATGCAATAAAGTCAACCTGTGAATCGTCTTCAATGTCGTCTGTTATGTCCAACATATAAATTGGTAAATCTGTATTCATACCCATAAATAGTTTATTTTATTTAATTTATCGTTTATTCAAATCTTGCTTGGTTCTCAATTTGTGCAACTCGTTTTTGTGTACCTGAAATATCACTTTCAACAACGTATGCACGAATTGCATTGTTTCCGCCACCGCCACCATTTCCGCCACCACCACCGCCACCACCTAAACTTGGTGCAGCACCACCACCACCGCCAAGACTTGGCATTGCGCCACCGGTTGAAGGTGCGCCCGGACTTGGAATGTCAACAAATCCCGGTTCAGAACTTCCCGCAGGTACTTCAGGCGTTTTAACGGCTAAGATTGCTTTCACATTCTTTAAACCTGCAACAATTGCCGCAGCCGCAGCAACCGCACCTAAAACCGGACCGACAACAGGAATTCCCGCTAACGACTTAAATGCCGCAGTTGCTGACATATAAGTATCAATTGTCACCGCAGCAATTGCAGCCGCCTTACCGGCAACTGTATGTTCACCAATAGCCTTTGCAGCGTTCTTTAATGTAGCACTAATCTTTTGTGCATTTTCTGCGCGTGAAGCTGCTTCTTTTTTACCTATTTCAACCCTTGCGTCAGCTAATTCTTTTTCAGTTTTAGTATATGCAATACTATCAATTTTACCTTCTGCAAAAAGTTTTTTGTTTAAAGCTAATGCGTCATCAACACCTTGTTTTCTTGCAGCGTATGAAAGGTTTTCATTATTTACAATAGAATCTAAACGTGCTTGTTCTTTTTCGTCAGCTTCCTTTACATATTTTGCATCTATTTCGCCAAGTTCCGCACCGTGTTTTTCTTTTAATGCAGCAATAAGAACTTTTTTCTGAATTTCTGTATAATCTGCATTCTCTAAAATCTTTTTTGTGTCAGCAATCAAAGCTTCTTCCAAAGCAGCAACTTCTTTTTCTTTTCCTTCTTTATATTTAGCAATTCTTGCTTCTGATAATGTTGTTTGCAATTCTTCTTCAAACTTTTTATCATTTTCAGCGCGCTTTTCTTTTACCTTATTGTCAATTTCTTTGACTTCTAATTGGTAAGCTTCTTCAGTTGCTTTTTTAAGTTCGTTCTTTGTTTTTACATCAATCTGCAAAGCGTCAATTTCAGCAATACGTGCATTCTTATTAATTTCAGCTTGCTTCTTTGCTTTGTCATCTTCTGAAGCAATTTCAGCCAATGCCTTTTCGTTTTGTAAATCCAAAAGCATTTTGTCAGCCGTCTTTTTATCTTCAATAGCTTGCTTATTTGCTTCGTCACGTTTCTTTTTAGCTTCTTCAGCTGCTTTTGCATTTGCGTCAGCCGTCTTTTTATTATAATCAGCCGTAAGAACTAATTGTTCAGTTTTTAAATCCCTGAATTGTTTATTTTCTTCTTCTGTTAATTTTCCTTTTGTTTTTAAACTATCACGTAAAATGGTTAATTCATTTTCAACCCTTTGTTTGCTTAAATCGTATATTTCTTTTTCAGAACCACCCTGTGCTTTTAAAACTTTAATTCTATTTTCAATATCTTCATTTGCACGTTTATTAGCAACTGATAATTTTTGCAAATTACGTTCTGCTTCACTTGTTACACCAATAAAGTCTGTAAATTGTGTAACTAAATCACCAACACCTTTTGCCAAAGCACCTAATGGACTTTTCTTTATCCAATCTGAAATTGCGTCAAAGTTATTTATTACTTCACCCAATAAAACAACCAATGCACCGATACCGGTTGCAACAATTGCACCTTTTAAAACTTTAAATCCTGTTGAAGTAGTTTCAACTGATATGCCAAAAGAACGTTGTACCGCCGCAGCCGTTTTTGTTGCAGCATTATTTATTTCTTGAAATGCAGTTGTACTTTTAATTACTGCACCTAATTGTCTGAATGAATCCACGCTTTCACCAACTGCCTGTAAACCTTGCGACAAAGCCATTGCAGCATTTACCTTTAATAAAGCTTTTTCAACGTCTTTATTTTCGTTTCCAAACAATGCCATTGCACCCTGAAGCGCACTAAATCCGCCGGCAACACCTGCTAAAGAAGAAGCAACCGCCTTAAATTTTGCGTCCGGGTTAAACGCGTCAGTTAACGCTTTTGCGTCACCAATTCTGTCTTTTAAATCAGCCGCACGTTTCGCCGCATTAACTGCTTCTTTTGAAGTTGCACCAAACTTGTCAGCCATTAAACCAACTTGCGCCTGTGCTTCTTTTAATTGTGTTCGTAAACTTTTAACCGAAATATCCGTTTCTATAAAAGCTTTGTCTAATTTCTGTACGTCTGCGGTCGCTTGCGCGGTATCTGCGGTGACTTTTATACCAATTACTTCTTCTGCCATTAATTTGTATTTATTACTTTAAGTAAATTAATCTGTGTTGTTCTATATGCCAAAGGGTCGTATGATTCAATTTTGTTAAGTCTAAATAATACGCCATTTATCCAAATATATTTGCTAAAATCTAAATTATATATGTCAATCGCATTTAAGTAAGCGCGGCACGTTAATAGTTTTGATTCCATATCCGTAATTTCTAAAATGTACGGCAAATGATATGTATTAAATAAATTATTCGTTGGATAGGTTGACGCAGGAAATTGCAATTCTTTTGGTGCGCCAAAATTTAAGTCAACAGTTGGGTTGGTTGGGTCGTCTAAATGTCCCGCATAACCGTAAGTTGTTAATGAAGCTAAATTAGAACCTGCACCATTGATTCCGCTTTTAATATGCCATTGATGCGCAATATTTAATTTTTTAGCCATTAAAATACGTAAAACAGAATCCATTGGGTCTTCCTGTGTATTATAATTAGATAACTTATAAATAGCTGAAAAATATTTGTCAGCGTGTCCGTGTGAAGTTGGTTGCGTTAATATAGTTGGCGCAAATATAATTTGAGAATACGCGGTGTCTTTTACAAAATCAAATTGTGAATCATATAAAAAATCACCGTATGATTGACCATATTTCTTTTTGTAGTTTTCATTATAATAATCAGAATCGTCAGAATATCTGTACGCATAATAACGCGCATTCAATTGGGACATTGGTTTAATTGACATTGTTGAACCCATATCAATTTTCTGCGACCAATCTAAAGAATTAGTCACGGCGTCAGAATAAAAATCAATGTACGGTGCAATATTTATTTGTTTGTCGTTTATGTTATCTTGATAAACATACATATTAAACATTTTAACAATACTTAAAAAGAAATCTTTTTGGAATATTCCTTTTGGTAAATTGTTATTTATTGAAACAGTACCATTATAAGCAACAGTTGCTAATTGAGCAGCTAATTGACTAAAATTAAAATTTGCGCTTGATATTGTTACAATATAAGTATTCGCAGTAACCGGAACGCTTATATTTATATAAACTGTATTTGTATTATCAATATTTCCTGTCCAATCAAAACTGAATGAATAAGGGTTATTTGCTGAAAAAGTTGGTTGCGTTAAAGTCTGAACTGCAACACCTGCAACGTATAAAGTAGCGGTAATTGAAGAAGCGGCGTCTGTTTGATATACCCCCGTTATGGAAGCTAACGCCCTAACTGTCTTTGTACTGTCAGTATAAGTAAATATACTTTTACTTCCATTTTCCGTAAAATTAAGTAAAGTCGTAGTATCAAAAGGTACATTTATATTTCTTGCGGTTGGTGTGTTACTGTTTAATATTGTTTTAGTTGCGTCAA